TAATAGTTTGATGCATATATTTGATGCATTTTTACCAGGCGGCGCTCCCTTTCAAATAAAAGGAGGAGACATTGAGTCCGGTCGTTTCTTTAGAGGTTTGTTAGGAGGGGAAGGTTCTCCTATTCCTGGCAAGGACCGAGGTGGAAAGGACTATAAAGGATCCACAGAAGTATTGAGGGCGATGACAGGGGTCACACCTTTAAACATAGATGCCGAGAAAGCTTTATTCTACAGGGGCATAGAGTTTAAAAACAAAATTCAAGACTCTAAGAATATGTTTAACTCTGTTGCCCGTAGGAGCAACGTGACCTCTGGGGAATTGATTGCTGCGTACAAAGAATCTAACGAAGCTAGGTATCGTATCTCTAATGAAATGTATCAGGTCGTTGAGGACATGAAGGTCTTGGGATTAAGCGAAAGAGAAATTGGCGGGATCCTTGAAGATAAAAATATCGGAGGCATAGACGGAATACTAGCTAACAAGTTTGATCCTTTATATCCAAGCGATACTATCTTGAATGTGATGTCTGACAATGGAACCTACGAACAGTATCCCAACCAAGAAATTTTAGAACTGTATCGCCAAGCTCGGAATACCCCGTTCGCGGCAGACAAACCTCGGACCAAGGCTCCTAAAAAGAAAACTAAAATTGTAGATCCTTTTGATAACGCATTACCAACAGTGCCAACAGTGCCAGCGTCAGGACCTAGAATTGTAGATCCTTTTGATACCGCAGTGTCTCCTCCTACTATACAGCCGTCTTCGTTTCCATCACTGGCCGGCGGCAACCCTGCTACACAGGAGATCGCTAGGCGGTTAGGTCTTAATTAAAACTCAGACACTTCTACCTTAACGCCCACGCCGCCAAACAATTGGACGAGGTCATTGGCCTCGGCCTCTACTTGCTCTAGAATGTCGTCGTCAATCATGCTGGCTAGTCGCAGAGATGTGTTAACCAGATTCATAAGGGCGGCAAGCTGCATGGGGTGCATCTGATCTACGCCTAGGCTTTTAAACTTCTTCATCTTCATTCTATCTCTCCCCAATTATCTTTGAGTTCTTGGTCTATCTTAGAAGGAACCTTGAGAGGCACACCAGTTTCCATAATCTCTTTGATCTGTGCTGCCTGTTCGGTACTTTCTACGTTGAAGCATAGCTCATCATGGACCGTGAGCATAGGAGTAAGACCAGCGTTATAACAATCAAGCATCGCCTTCTTTGTTTGGTCGGCCGCTGAACCTTGGATCAAACGGTTAAGTGCCTTGTATGTAAAGGCGCGACGGAGTTGACCCATGCCCCCGTACACTTCCTCTGCTTCCTCTATGGGCAAAGGTTTGTTGTATCCGAACGTTGATGGCTCCCACATATCGAAGCGACACAGGCGCCCTAGCAGGGTGCGTATCTGCCCGTTCTTGCCGGCCCTCTTGCTTGCGATGTCAGCCAACTGCTTAACAAACGGGACCTTCTCGCGGTGATCTCTGATGATAGTCTTGGCCTCGTCCGCTGTGATCGCCATCTGATTCGCTAGTTTAGCTACGCCCATACCGTACATGATACCTAGGTTCACTGTCTTCGCTTGCTTGCGGGTGATCCCTGCCAAGTCCGCTACGATCTGGTGCAGGTCTACATCGCCAGTATTAAACTCTTCAACGATGGTCTGAAGCACAGGATCCTGCATGTTGGGTGGCATCGATGCCGCAAAGTGTACCAGTAACCTCGGCTCTTGGCTCGAGTAGTCAAAGGATCCCCACTTGGTTCCCTCTTCTGGTATAAACAAACCGCGGATTAACTTCTTGATCTCCTTGTCCCGCGCCGGAATCTGCTGAAGGTTGGGGTTGCTTGACGAAAATCTACCAGTGACCGTACCGCCCTCATCCCTGCGGGTAGAGTGTAGCTCTGTATGTATGCGGCCGTTGTGTTCATGCTTCAGTATGCTGTCAATGAATGTGCTGTCTGCCTTGTCGAACTCGCGCAGTTTAACCAACGACTGACAGGCTTCATGTGGGTGGGAGTTGAGGTACGCCTTAGTGAACGACGCTGCACCAGCCTCGGTCCTTGGATACTCTAGCCCCAGCTTGTCAAACATCTTAGCTACTGAGGCACTGGCCCATATGTCTACGTCCACGCCGGCGCTTTTCTTTATCTCTTGACGCAACTCAGACGACCGCTTCTGGATCAGCTTCTTGTTACGGTCAGCCTTCTCCAGGTCTACACGCACACCGTTGGTTCTCATGTCCAACAGGCAGGGGATTAAACCTGTCTCTAGTTCCCAGATAGCCCACAGGTCCTGCTTCTCTAGCTGGATCTTCAACGCTTCCCATAGCTTTAACGTGGCTACAGCATCCTGTTCAGCATAGGCGCCCACATACTTCGGGGGTAACTGCCACATCTCTGCCTTGGGATCGATGCCCCACTCTTGAGCCGCGGCCTTCAGAAGCTTCTCGTCCTTGCGTATACCCACATAGTCCCGTGCCATAGCATCAAGGCCAAAGGACCAGCGGTTCTCATTAACCAACGCGCCGGTAATCATAGTATCGACGATGCGCCCCTGCACCTCAACGCCCTCGGCCCTCATCCAGCCAGCATCGTAGGTTGCATTGTGCATGATCTTATCAATGTCAGGCGTAGACATCTGAGCCTTGAGCCAACGCATTGTCATGGTGGGGTCTAGGTTGTGGCCGTTCTGGTGGCGTAGTGGGAAGTATCCTTTGAAGTCACCGGCTGCTACAGCAATGCCAATGATGTGCCCATCTTTCCTAGCCCAGCCTGGGCCCTGTGTTTTGATGTTGGGGTCCTTAGTCTCAAGGTCTACGGCGATCTGGCTGTAGCCTGATAGATCAGGGAACTCGGTAGGGATATTCCAATCAGTGTCAACAAGCTCCATCTCTGCGCGGATCTGGTAGTCTTTGTCTTGGTTGCTAGTGAACAGAGTTCCTTGGGTCATTCTACATCCTTCCAGCTACCAACCTCTGTGGTTGGCCTGTTCTTCTCAGAAAATTCTGCACCTAGGGCCGTGTACCCAGCCTTGTCCACCCATGAATCATCATGGTCTATTGTCTCTAATAGCCTAGCTGTCTTGACCCAGTCCATCATTAATACAACGTGTTGTTCTGATATTTCAAAGTGCGTTTCAAAAGCACTCCTAACAATGATGTTCCACCCGTCTGCGATACGCCGGTGGTTCTCGAACGCATCTCCATAATCCTTGGCCCTCTGTCCGTTGATCAGTTCTTTTGCGGTGTCTAGGATCTCATCGCGTTTCATTGTACATTCTCCAGAGTTTTATTTTTAGATCTTGTTTTAGGTCGGACGCTGACCTGCACCGCAGTCGGGTGGTCATACGAATAGAAGATGTGGTATCCAATACGAACAACCCTATGTAGTTTCTTGCGCCAGACTGGTCGAACATTCACGGCATGGTAATGATCCGCAGTGCTGTACGGCAGGATGTCGGGATCGTTTATGATCTCAACAGCAAGCTTCTGTGCCGCGGCCCAAGCTACCTCGTCCCTTGGCTTGGGCGTGTTGTTCTTTCGATAGAACGAGAACTGCCTGTTCTGTGTGATTACATTGCACATAGACGACGGCCACCGAGGTGACTCCATGCGGTTCGTAATAACCCTAGCCACCATAAGCTGTCCGTTGAGGGGCTCACCTCTAGCTTCATGGTATAGTGCCAGGGATAAGCATGCGGCTGCGGCTATCAAAAGAACTGTGCCGTAATGGTTACGCCAATAAGAATGTAGGCAAATACAATGACCCATGGTGATAGACGTTTAATTATTTGTGATATCATAGCTCGTACCTATACCTTTTATCTGTATCCAAGATGTGTAATTCTCTCTTGGCTCTTGTTACCCCTACATAGAACGCCCGATGTTCATCGTCTGGGTACTTGGATTCCATGCATGCCTTGGTTGATGCCAAGAACACTAGACAGTTGTCATCCTCTCCGCCCTTCATCGCATGAAATGTTGACAGTTTAATTCTTGGGGGCTGGGTAATCGACTCGCCCCTTCTCTCGATCGCTTGCACATACATCTTATCGTCGCTGCCAAGACGCACAACATCCATTGCATCACGGGTTCTTTCACACTCTAGGCCGTAGTCTTTGTACAGCGCATCGATGCTCAACTCTCCAGTAGGATCGGCTGCATCTAACAGGTTGCTGGCGCCGCGTCGGATAACTTTATAGTCACCCTGCTTGGGCACAACTTCGTACATCTTCTTGATGCGATCAACGGCAACCATGTCTCCGGCTTGTAGCTCTCTCCACGTTTGGATGGCTCGACCAACCTCGGTCTTAATAGACGGCCGGCCCTTCACTGAGTATAGGTAGCCAGCTTCCCTGATGGTGTCGGCGAACTCTTTAACAAAGCTGTTGGTCCGCGCCATGATAGTCCAAGAGCCTTGGTGTATAGGAACACTGTCCAAGGTCTGGTGATACTGAACGACACCCTCTTCGGTGGTTGGGTAGAACTCTTTGTGAAACCTAGTGTGTATGCGCTTTACGATCTGCTGAGACAGGTCGAAGACCAGCTTGGGTAGGCGGTAGGATTGTGACAGGATCTCGACGTTGTCTGTAACTTTCATGAACCTTTCAACAACAACACCCGTCCACCGGTGGATAGCTTGATCATCGTCGCCAGCATACACAGTGCGTTCAGCGTTCTCTCTCCAGTGTAGTACCATCTCCCACTGTAGCGGGGTAAGATCCTGTGCTTCATCAATGAACAGTAGCTTTAGACGTGGGGCATCTACGTTCAGTGACAACTCGATCATGTCAGGGAAGTCTACCTTCTCGTTCTCAGACTTGTATCCGGTCACCGTCTCATAGATCTGCTTCATCTTACTGAAGTACATGTTGTAGTCTTCAGCCTCGTTGAACTCTTCTGACAAAGTACACTGACGATACCGAGACCGGTCTATCATCTGTAGATACTTTGTTCCGTCACCGCCGATCGCAGGGATCAACACCCCATCATCAGGAGAGGCAGAGTCTGCACCCTTAAAGGACAGCCCCAAGGTTTGCCCAAGGATGCGCCAGTCTTCCAGGGACAGCAGGTCGGTGCGTGTTAGGCCAAGCAATCTAAAGGCCGCTGAGTGCAGGGTCCGGAACCAAGGCAGTTGTTTGGGCTCAAGGTTAAACCTAGCACAGGCTCGGTCCTGTGCTTCTTGCACAGCCTTCTTAGTGAAGGACATGAAGCCGATCTCCTCGGGCCGTGTGCCTTGCTCCAGTGCATCCTCGACCATCTGCATAAGGGTGTGGGTTTTACCGCAGCCTGGTGGACCTAGGAGTAGCTTATCAGTCTTCAAGGTGCTTGCCCCGTGGACGGTCTTTCAACCAGTCGCGCACCTCTTGCTCGACCCACCGGCTGGCAGTATTCTTAGCGCCATCGTTCTCACCCAAGATAATAGGTTTAGGAAAGTCACTGTTGCTGACCCACTTGTATATAGTGGACCGCGATACACTTAACCAATCGCTCAGTTCCGCGATACGCATAAGCTTTTCATCAGAAGGGAATGTCATTGTCTATCTCCACGTTTTGTAGTGCTGTTTCATTTTCAAAGGCTGGGACCCACCAGACTCTGATAGTAGAAAATTTGCCGTCTTCCTTACGAATGTTTTGATGCCCGTAACAATCATCTCCACTGTTCATATTCTTAATCTGTTCTTGGATCTCGGCTCTGTTGTAGTCATTGAAGCCCCTGTTCTTTAGGAACTGTGTTACTCCACTCATTGTAAACTTAGTAAGACCATCCTCTGTCCAAGGTTTGCCCATGGATAATTCCTCGGGAGATACGGCTCGGATGCGGCTGGTGCAGTAGTTGGTAAGTAGTTCCTTGAACTGACCACTGATCGTAAGTTCTTCGGGGACATCCATCTTTACTGACTTGGACATCAGGCCGTTGATCATCTGTTGCCAGTCGTTGGCCTTCATCAGCGGGGGCATCATACTTAATTGATCCATGCAGGACCGCTGCCACAACGTCTGGTTCTGCAACTGTTCTACAGTTAGCTGAAGTCTCTGCCCATCAACGTCCATGAAGTACATCCTGGGCTCGGACAACATGATCGTAAGACCACCAACACTGGGCGCATCAGGTGCGCTGCTTCCTATACCAAACGGTCTGGACTTACATATCTTCTTGTCGCAGTGATCCTTCAACGGGCAGATGTCACACTGAAGAAAGTATTCCTTCTTCATCAAAGACTTTTGCAGATCTACAATCTCGCCAGCTTCTAAGGCGGGACTGCACAGCATGCGGTTGTAATCCTCATGGTGCTTCTTCCAATCGTCAGGCCACTTGAACCTGCAATACACACCCACATTAAACATAAAGATGTTGCGGAACTCAGTCACCGAACCTTGGCTGGAGATAACTTCCAAGCAGTAGGGCCCGTCAGTAAAGTGTGATCGCTCACCACCAAAGGTCATCTCGTCTAGGTCCGAGGCAGATACACGAGCCTTGCTCACTGCCTTGTGGAACTGGGCCATGGTCATCGACTCGCCCTTGGCGTCCAACGCATAGCGTGTCGTGATGTCACCACCAAAGTATGGCATGTTGATAAAGTTACCAACGTCCCCTCGATCAGCAAGGATCTTGTCCTGCTTGGGGAATATCTCACACCCGCTGTAGCCCAGCGCGACAGACATCTCGGTCAGGTATTCTCGGACCAGTGCCGCCGGCTCCCAATCCTTGGTAAACAAATAAAGGTGGGCGCCACCGGACTTAGACCTGCACATAATCAACGGCAGCTTCATCTCATAAACCTTATCGTTCAGAGCTTTCAAATCTAAATCATAAGTATCGATATCAAGAGCGCCGAACTTACACATGTTGTCTTGAGTAATAGGGATGGAGCCCACGCCCATCTTGCCTTCGATATGTTCCTGTATCTTTTCTTCTGTAAGAGCGCCCCGAACAACGCGGCTATCAGACTCGGCCTTGCCGTTCCGACCGGTACGACCAACAACAGTTGTCCCGTGAGCCGCACCCGATCCCTCGAACGCCTCTATTAATTTTTTTGCATCTGACATTATTAGCCCCTTGGAGAAATAAAACAGGGTAGATCTTGTAGAAAAGATCTACCCTATCGTTACTTAAAACGGTATTTCATCTTCCAAGTTTGATGTTGCTGACCCAGACGCTGTACTTTCTGAGGCATTCTTTTTCTCATCGTCTTCTGATGTAGCCTTAACTTCACCGGCGACACAGGATTCACGAAACTTCTTAGCTTCTTTCAAGATGTCCCGATCAGATACAAGTCCGACCTTCTCGACAGACCAGTTGGCCCAGTCACCTTGGTCATTGCTATCTTCAGTGGAGGTTAGTTTCCACATGGTAGCGAAGACGGCTGGCGTAACCATAGCTCCTGTCTTAGGATGCTTGATCTTCTGCATAGCGATCTGTGTCTTCCAACGACGGCTGTGCTTTAAGGCACTAGACTTCATGTCGATCACAGCGAGTTGAAACATCCCATCGTCACTAAGAACTAACACAAAGTGTTGATCAGACTTAACCAGTTCGTTGCCATGCGGTAAGATTTCCTTGGAACCTACACGGTTAGTGCGCTGAAGGATTGGATCGGACGGGCTGATCTCTCCCTTGTAACCACCACCTTGCTCACGAGGTACGAACTCAAGATACTTAGTAACCTGATAGCAGGGGATAACTGTTATACCAGTGCTACCATCCCAGCATTCCTTGGTGACATTGTTGTAAATGCTACCCAGTTCTGCACCCTCGATGTACTCAGGCTTTTTCTTGCTGAGTTGTGGCGATAGTTGTTGAGCTAAACGAATAAAAGGTATCTCTAATTCGCTGGCGTCAAACACTGTACCTTCGCCGGCACTGTCAAAGATATCATCCAAAACATCTGTGCTTAACTCTGCATTTTTTTTCGTTGCTACTGCGTTTCCCATTATGTTTTCCTTTTGATTTCTGCTGCGTTTGCTATGAATGCCCCGAACATGTCGAGGTTGATTGGTTTCCCTGCGGTCACACGTTCTTTGATGAACGCCTTGAGTGTGCTGGGATGGACGTGGGTCTTGGTCGAAGGATCAAAACCTTTCTCGCGAAGGATGCCAACGACATCTCCGGCCAGATTGTCTTGGCCCTTACCAAAGGAACAAGTGATGTCATTCTTTATGATGTCATCAAGATTGTTTTCCCGTAGCCAATCGAACGCCTGTTCTTTATTAGCGGCTGGGATAGACGCATGTACCATCATCTTACGTTGGACAGTGAGCCCGTCTACATCGAGACGTTCAACACCCATTTCATCCATCAATGCTGGTATGTTTTCTACTGAGAGCTTATGTTTCTCAGCCTTCAAAGACTTCAGATGCACTTCAGCATCATCGATCTGGTCCTCCACGTTGCGGAGTTTTCGTACAAGGTTGGATAGATCCTTCCCCGTTCCTACTGTGACATCAGCCAGAGCTTGGCCTTCGTCAAACATGTCTTCAAATATATCACTCATAAGTATTCCCTCTTCAGAGTTGTGGTTGACACACAAGCAATGGTGTGCAAAAACTACGATACAGGAGGAAACAGATGACTGTCAACTATAAATTTAAAACCGTACCATATGACCACCAAAAGACTTCCTTGGACGCAGCCGGAGATAAAACATCCTTCGGCTTCTTCATGGAGATGGGCACTGGTAAATCTAAGGTGCTGATCGATAACCTTGGTCAGCTATTTGTAGATGGTAAAGTTAACTTCGCTTTAATCATCGCGCCGAAAGGTGTGTATCGTAACTGGGTAGCCAAAGAAATTCCTCAACACATGTCGGATGACGTACCGCATCGCATAATCCGGTGGGTGTCAGTCGGAAACAAGAAGCAACAGGCTGAGGTGCAGTCGGTGAAGGAACCATTCTCTGGTCTTACCATCTTTGTTATGAATGTTGAAGCGTTTTCTACAAGCAAAGGACAAACAGCAGGCAAGTGGATGGCTAAACACTTGGGCCAACACGGCATGATAGTTGTTGATGAGTCCACAACCATAAAGAATAGCAAGGCCAAGCGCACCAAGGCACTCATAAAGATTGCCGAAGGGTTCCGCTACAAAAGATTGCTGACCGGATCACCCATAACTAAATCACCTATGGATATCTATGCACAGGCAGAGTTCCTCGGCCCTGGGATGTTGGGTTATGATTCCTTCTATGCATTCCAAGGTCGGTATGCTGTGCTTCAGCGCAGAACTATGGGGGCCCACGCCTTTCAACAGGTGCTGGGGTACAAGAACCTAGAAGAGTTGACCGAAAGAATAGATCGGTTCAGCTATCGGGTGCTGAAGAAAGATTGCTTGGACCTGCCAGAGAAAACATACACTGCCAGATACGTTACACTGACATCAGAACAGGCGAAGATGTATGACGACATCCAACGGCAAGCTCTGTTGCTACTAGATAACGGGGAGTTGGTCACCGCACCAGCAGTAATCACCCAGCTTCTAAGGCTGCAACAAATTATGTCAGGTCATCTGAAGACTGACGACGGTACGATGCTGTCGTTCCCAACACGCAGGATGGATGCGCTACTAGAAATCATGGACGAACATGATGGCAAGGCGATCATCTGGTCTAGGTTCCGGCATGACATAAAAGAAATCACAGCTACATTAAACAGAACCCTCGGTGATGGATGCGCTGCCGCATACTTCGGGGACACTGGCGACGATGAGCGCCAGGATATTGTTACTAACTTTCAGAATCCTAATCATCCTCTCAAGTTTTTTGTGGGGAATCCAGCTACCGCAGGGTACGGCTTAACTTTGACCGAGGCTAATCTTGTGGTATACTATGCCAATGACTTCAACTTGGAGACTCGTATCCAAAGCGAAGACAGGGCACACCGAATCGGTCAGAAAAACCCTGTCACTTATGTCGATCTAATTAGTGAAGGTACACTCGATGAGCGTATCGTTAAGTCACTTAGATCTAAGATTGATATCAGTGCAAAAGTTCTTGGAGAGGATGCTAGAGAATGGCTGACACTAAAGCCGGCGAAATAAAACACGATGCCGCAATAGAAACTATGGTTGATTATAAGCGTGGACTAAGGAACCTGGACACTGGTTCTAAGATGCTGTCCTTGCAGACGGGACTAGACGAGGACATCTCTGCACTAATCTTGAAGTCCATGAAGCGGGACAACGTAACTCAGATCCGAGGCTATAGTAAAGAACCGGAGAGACTTCGTAAATCAAAGATAGGAAAATCAAATGAGCCTAAAAGATAACTTCGAATGTCGTTACGATCAGATCAAAGCAAAGTTTGCAGAGTTTCATAGTGAACATCCAGATGTCTATCAGTGGGTAACACAGTTCACGTTTGAATTGATTGACCGTGGCTATGAGAACTACTCGATCGATGGTGTGTTAATGAGGGTGCGCTGGGAGAAGGACATCTACTACGATACATCTGTCGGGTTTAAGATTAACAATAACTTCTCAGCGTTCTATGCTCGTATGTTTATGGAAGAGTATCCAGATCATGAAGGGTTCTTTCGTACACGCAGGCAGATCAGCCTGATGGCGCCGGCGATTAATCAAGACGAGCTAACGCCAGAGTTCTTTGATGCACTATAGACTACCAGATGGTAATGTACTGATAAGTTTTTCGGGGGGCAGGACCAGTGGGTTCATGCTCCACGAAATACTAAAGGCGAACGACGGTCTTCCCGAAAGGTGCAAGGTGTTGTTCGCCAACACTGGTCGAGAGATGCCGGAGACGCTGGACTTTGTACAAGAGTGCAGCGAAAGGTGGAACGTTCCTATTACTTGGCTAGAATATAACCGGCGTGATAGTAAAGTAACCTTTGATATAGTCAACCATAACAGTGCCAGTCGTACCGGCCAACCGTTCGAGTCCATGCTGACCAGCGCAAAGATACTACCCAATGTGCATCGACGGTTCTGTACCCAAGAATTAAAAGTAAAGACAATTAAAAGATACCTAGTGTCTCAAGGTTGGAAGACCTGGGCCCAAGCAATCGGCATCCGCAAGGATGAAGGCCGTCGCATCAAGGTGTCTAAAGAAAAACGATGGGACAACTGGTATCCATTGAACGATGCTGGCGCCACTAAGGCTACGGTCATGGAGTTCTGGAACGCACAGAAGTTTACACTGAATTTATACGGGCCCAATGGTGTGACACCCAAAGGTAATTGCGATGGCTGCTTCCTTAAATCTGAGGCCACGCTTGCTATGATGTGGCGCGAACACCCCGATCGAATGCAGTGGTGGGCTGACGTGGAAACCCGTAGGTCAAAAGAGATAGGTAAGAAGTGTCACTTCCATGAGAGCCGGACATACGCTGGGCTGGGAGAGTTTGTCAGTAGGCAAGGGGACTTTATCTTTGATGATGAAGCCTATCTATGCCAAGCAGATGACGGGGAATGCACTGGCTGAAACGTAAAACGAGGCGGATAGTGTCCAACACCCCGCCTCGCTTCTTGTCATTCAAAGTAAAACCCTCAAGTCAGAGGACACGGGATCCCCATCCCGTATTTATTATGTAACATCTTTCCCGCCTTCATCATAGGCTTTTCTTATCAAGACAGATAGCTGCCGTGCCATCGAGCGTTGTTCCTCGTCGGCTAACGTGTGAAGTTTAGCGTGATCCTCTAACAGGACGGCCACGTTTCTAAACTTAGGCGCTTCTTTGGTAGGTGCGTTCTGCATGATGGTCTCCTTGTATGTCACCTGTTGATTACTTCTACAAGGTATGTGACCCAAACGCAAGTCAGTCCTCAAAGTCTCGTAGTGTAGCCGCCCACATTATCAAAGACCCCATCCTCGTAGGGTCGGTGCTGAAATCAACTCGGCAGATAACAGCACGTTCGTACAACCTGGTGCATGCTCGATGGCATTCGGCTGGAGATGCAGTGTCTAATGTCGTGGATGCATTGGCACTAATTTTATCGGACACCTCCTTGTCAGTCCAAAGTCTACCCGTCTCAGTGTCAGCCCATAGTAGGCGCATGATCTCGTTGTCCAGGGTGGGTGTCATAGTTACTGACGAGGACCACGCTGCATTATCTGTCTCAACAAATTTCCTGGTGTCGGGCGAAGTCTGCTGCGGGATGTCACGAGGTACATCAACACGCATCGCCCTCCAAGGAATAGTTTGCCGCTTGTCTGCGTAGTTGGGTAGAACATAAGCCGTAACCAAACCCCCCTCTCTCAGGTTCATGCGCTCCATGATCCGAGCGTTGATAAAGATCTGTTCACCCGCAGAGTTAACCGCAAACGCACTGCCCGAAAATGATTTCATCTCCACAACAGCTTCCATCCTAGTGGTATCTAAAGTACTTTCCATTCGCCATTCTCCCTAATTACTTTTTTCTGACCTCTTAGCTCTATGAGCCAAGTCTTTATCATGCACTGCTTCACCTTTAGCTGGCGCTGTAGCATGGGTAGTGTCCAGAGTGGACGGGTCTTCATCAGCCGCAGCATATAGAACCTGATCATGTCTTCGGTCAGAACTATATCTGGTCCACGCCTCTGTGTCGGCCGGCATATAGCCATCATCCTCTTGTTCTCCAACGGCGCCACCTTCGCCATCGCCTGCCCGAGTTCTTGCTCGGTGTACTTCATCTCGTAGTCTTTCATTTTCTATCCACAACTCTTCTTCTAACCAATCAAGGTAGTCGGCCACCGCATCTAGGATATCGGCGCCGATCTTTTCTGGGGGGACGCCGCGCCTTATGCCAAGGGCAATGAGGCGAAGCTGGTAGGATCTATCAGATATTGTATCCATCACGACGCAAACCCTCTACAAAAGTTTGAAGCTCACGCCGCGCTCGATCCAAGTCTTGAGTTGTATTCGAGTGTGGATCATTGCTGAGTGACGAATTAATTCTGCCATCAACTTGGTTGCGAAGAAATCTAAGCTCCGCATCCTGGGCAGGGTTCAATGGTTTACTCATCGTCATCGTCCCACCCCTCGATCTCGCCATCGCCATTGCAATTATCGCAGACCATAGTCTGGCAATCCAAGTAGCCATAGGGGTTGCAGTTTGACATGGGAACTGGAACCTCGAACTCCATGGTTCCCTCGCCCGAACATTCGGGGCATGTGATCAAAGGTATTTCCGGTACTTTAGCAATCATAGTCATAGTATATACTCCTTAGTTAAATGATATCCTGACTGGCATATGTGTGCCGCGCTTATACTTCTTCTTAGTTCGGGCCACGCCCGTCAAACCATTCCATGAATACGTTGTGTCGTACCCATCGATGACGTTCTCAACTCTGCGGACGTAGTTAGTGTCACACTTCTGTTGGTTCTGATACCCGACCACCTGTTGGTTGCCATTCTGTGCAACGTCAGCCCCGAAGATAGCACCCAACACAGTCATGGCATCTCGTCCATCACCGCTACCAAACTGGTTGCCAATCGCGCCGCCAAGCACAGCCCCGAACAAAGTATCGATCGGGTTAGATGGTCCGCGGCTCCCGTACATAGGGACAGATACATTGCGGCATGAGTTAACAGGATCAGAAAAAGTAACCTGTCTGTACACTGGGCGGACATCCACCACATGCGCCTTGACGTTGTATGTCTCAGCGTGGACCGCGGACGAGGCACATACTAAGCCTATTAATAAACTCTTATACATTTTTTGTTTCCTCCTGTTGTTTAACTCTTTGATTGACACCCAGATTATATATCAACTCATCTCTAAAATCGACAAGAGATGTCATCATCTCATCGGTATCCGCTTGAGCAATCTCATCCAGCTTGTTTAAAACATAATAAACATACACATAATCTTCTTTCATACGTCCCATAACTACACGTTCTCCCAAAAATCAACGGACATCTTGGTGCGCTTGGAACCATAGTACTTAATTATACGCTCCAATATATCACGAGGTGGAAAAAAGGGTCCACGCTCATACCGAGACAACATCGACTGAGATATACCTATCGCATCTGCCACCTCAGTTTGAGACACACGCCGTGCAGGATTAACCACAGAAACAATGCGATGCCGAAGCTGTCGCAGTTTCTTGTGGTTGAACTTTAACTCGAACACATAATCCTCCATCACCAACTCCCATAGTATTCGACAGACTTCCAAGTGTTGTCTTTCTTTTCCAACCAATCGGCGGCATCCCGTAGCATCTTCAAGGTCTCCGCAACCTCTTCTGGTTCTTTGTGGATGGCGTCAGTTTGGGGGGAGTAGTCTGCGTCTGGCAGTTTACCTTGCTCAACCGCGTCAGCAATCTCACGCAGAGCAATTGGCCCCAACTCGATTTTGCTAGGACCTTCTTCCTCACTATAGTTATCCATGATGTAATTATGCAGAGCCCAATGCTTGCGCCAGTATCCCATCTGCAAACGCAGGCTCTCGACAGGATAACTATCGACCTTGGCCCTCGGTAATTTGTCCTGACACCCAATTTCTGGAACAAACTTGTCCCCAGTTAAATACATTTCTATTCCCATTACGATCTCCCCCGTTTTGTCATAATCTCTTCAAAAGTTTCCCGCAGATCTAAATCGAATGTTAAGGTTAAGCGCCATTCATCTGCACACGATAGGTGGTTTGCCATTTGATCGGCCATTTTCCAAGCGTTTTTAAGAAATTCGTCGGGATCGGGGCCGTCTTCGTAATGGTCCGCTGTTATAGACGTGGACGATATAACTAAGTTGTCAACGTCCCGTAGTTTGATTTTCGCTGTCATAGACATTAGACTTTCTCCTGTTCCAATGAATACAGAATAAATATGGTATGGGATAATGTCAAGTAAATAGTTTACACACGAAAAAGCCCTTAGTCAGGACATGTGACTAAGGGCTTTAACGATTGTGCTATCAAACATTTGGAGAATGTCTGCGCTATTTGTACGCGATTTTATGGGATGCGTCAATAGCTTTATCCTTACTTTTTGAATAAACTTCAAACATAACTCTGAGTTGTCCACTTATTGTTCTACCGTTAACAACAGAGTGTTCTTTAATTTCCTTGTACACTTCAATGGGCACAAGAACGCTTTTCCATTTTGTAGTATCCATTGGGTTTACCTTTTTTCTTTATCAGTAAGAGTATATAGGAGTTTATGGGAACTCGCAAGAAAAAACCCTTTTGTCGTCGCAGTGCGAAACCTAGCCGGACAAAAGGGCAGTTAGAAGTAGTGCGCGGACGAGCAGTGCGCTTAAAGCTATACAGCTTCCCCCCAACTTGGACCTACTTCAATGTCGCATTTGCTAGGGATTTCTAAGACTACCGCATTTATCATGATCTTGGCAATAGCTTCGGCCTCTTCTCTGGTTTTTACTGACATACAAAGTTCGTCATGGACTTGAAGCATCGGAAGATACCCTTCCTTGTACAAATCTACCATGGCTTTCTTGGTCATATCCGCGGCGGACGCTTGGATCAGTCTGTTTAGCGCTTTGTATGTAAAAGCCCGCTTGAGACGGCATGTTTCACCATATTCTAGGATTGCTTCTTGGTAAGGCATAGCTTTTGTCATTTCAAAGGAGTCGGGCTCCCAAAGATTGAACCGACACTTACGACCTAAGATTGAGCTTATCGCGCCGCCACTTGCTTTGCTGTTCAAACGGTTTGTAACGCCCGTCATCAGTCCTTTTACGAAAGGTACGCGGTCATGGTACTGCTTTACCAAGCTTTTGGCCTCTGAGGTCTCAATATCTAGCTGATCCGCCAGTTTTGCGACCCCCATTCCATACATCATGCCCAAGTTAATGGTTTTGGCTTGTTTTCTAGGAATGTCGGCCATTTCTGCAACCATTGTGTGAAAATCCATGTTCGGATCTTCGCGGTAGCTGGTTACAAACTCATCAACGCCCCTCAGAGGCACGTCCCTGCTTTTTCCGTAGACATGAGCATAGTGAACCAAGATCCGCGGTTCCTGTTGCGAGTAATCTATTGACGCCCACTGTTCTCCCTCTTCTGGAAGGAACAAAGACCGTATAAGTGGCCCAATCTCAGGATCGCGGGCCGGAATTTGCTGTAAGTTGGGGTTGTTCATAGAAAAACGCCCAGAAACTGTGCCGCCATCGTCTCCGCGTATCTGATTGATGTGCGAATGCACTCGACCGTCGCCGTGACAGAATTTTAAGATGTTATTGATGAAAGTTCCGCTGGTTTTGTTTAAACTGCGGGCTTGGACGATTAATTGTGGCAATTTCTCACTGTGTTCTGCCAGAAACTGCTTTTTAAACGAGGGCGCACCCTTTTCTGTCTTTGGATACGGTATTGACAGGTCATCGAAGGCTTTTGCAATAGAATTTGCCGCCCAGATCTCTACATCTCTGCCCACTAAGCTTTTTATCTCTTTTAAGACTAATTTCTCCCGTTTTAGGATCGCGTCGCGCGTTCTTTCGGTTTTGTCCATATCAACGCGAACACCTCGCCATGTCATGTTGACTAAGCAGGGGAGCAAGTCTAGCTCCAGATTTACAATACTCCAGAGGTTTTGCTTACCGATCTCTACTTTTAGGTAGTCCCAGAGTTGCAGGGTAACTTCTGCATCTGTCTGGGCGTAGGGTCCAACGTACATGGCGGGCATTTTCCACATGTCTGCCTTTGGATCAAAACCAAACTCTTTGGCGGCTTCTCTGAGTAGGCTTTCGTTCTTTGCCAGCCCCAGATACTCAAACGCTAGTGAGTTTAGTGCATAGGAAAACTTATTTTCATCCAGAAGCGAAGCAACAACCATTGTGTCGATTATCCGCCCGTTTATCTCAAACCCCATGCGTTTGATCCAACCTACGTCATATTGTGCGTTGTGCATTACTTTATCGGCGGGGCAGTCAAAGACTTTCTTGAGCCACTTGTTGACTATCTTTTCGTCTAGGTTTCCGCCACCACGGTGTCGTGTAGGAATATAGCCTGCCCAATCTGCTGTAGCCACTGCATAGCCGACCACTTCACCATCTCCAACAGCCCAACCGGGTCCGCTTGTTTTGATGTTTGGGTCACGGGTTTCTACGTCGATAGCAATTGTAGTTGCGCCTGTTAGGTCTGGAAGTTCTGCGGGTGGAACCCACTCTGACTTTAGCGAAGGGCTGGCTATTTTAAGCTTCATTTTTGTAACTTTCTTTTTACGGCTTCTATCTCTTGGATCATTTCGTTCTTTTGTGAGAACTCTCCCCCAAGAGCGCTATAACCAACTTTATCTATCCAAGAATCATCGTGATCCAGAGTGTTAAGTAGCCGTGCTGTCTTCACCCAATCCATCATCAACACAACGTGTTGCGCAGTCAGTTCGCCGTGGCTTACCAGTGCGCCTTTCATAATAATGTTCCAACCCTCCGCTATTCTGTTGTGGTTGTCGAACGCATCGCCGTAGTCCTTGGCGCGTTGGCCGTTTATCAGTTCTTTTGACAAATCCAGTATTTCATCACGTTTCATTGTAGCGACTCCTTTTTCCACGGGCATACTTCTTTTTATTTCCCTCTTGCCGGAACTTTTCTTGTATTAAGTTTATCGGTCCATCAAGACAACTTGGGGAGTAAACTAACACCAGCGAATTACACTTAGGACAGGAGAGGTTAGTGACCATGCTGTAATCCTCGTGCATACATTCAACGTCTTCACCCTCGTTTGCGGCTATTCCTGTGGAAAAGCTTTCGACATCACAGTCGTGA